TCTTCTCCTTAGTACCACACCCCCGTTCCATGATGTGGTTTCATGCGTCCATAAAATGGATGAACGGACGCGGCGTGTGTTCCCTAGAATAATCCAGGGATGATCTGACCTGTGAACAAGTAAGAACCGATTGCTGCTACGAATCCTAGCATAGCTAATTGTCCATTAACACGCTCAGCATTCTCAAAGTAAGGCTGATCGATTACTTCTACCTGTGGTTCACGGGCGAATACATTTGATTTGGTCATTAAGATAAGTCAATAGGTTAATGGCCGAGGATGATAAGTCAGGTCGGCACGAAACTATTTACTTCTTTTTCTTTTTCTTCTTTTTCCTTGTAGATTCTATCATCAAATCAAAACGTTTCTTAGCTTCATAAGGAAGCTTGTCATAATTCGGATCTGTTTTATGTCCTGGTTTATGTGTCATGCTAAATCCAATGGGAAGTTGTGAGCGTTTCTTTCATGCATAACCTCCATACCTAAGTCAGCTCGATTGAGTACATCAGCCCAAGTTGGGACCACGCGACCGGTGGAGCTGACGATTGATTGGTTAAAATTGAAACCATTGAGGTTAAACGCCATAGTACTGACTCCCATAGAGGTAAGCCATATGCATACCACGGGGAAAGTAGCCAGAAAGAAATGAAGAGAACGAGAATTATTGAAAGACGCATATTGAAATATTAACCTCCCGAAGTATCCGTGAGCTGCTACTATATTATATGTTTCTTCTTCTTGTCCAAATTTGTATCCATAGTTTTGAGATTCATTCTCAGTTGTTTCTCTGACAAGTGAACTGGTAACCAATGATCCGTGCATAGCAGCGAACAAAGCTCCACCAAATACCCCCGCAACTCCCAACATATGGAAAGGATGCATAAGGATATTATGTTCCGCTTGAAAGACAAACATAAAGTTGAACGTCCCTGATATCCCCAACGGCATACCGTCAGAGAAACTTCCTTGTCCGAAAGGATATACCAGGAAGACTGCATAGGCTGCAGCGACTGGAGCTGAGTAAGCAACACAAATCCAGGGCCTCATTCCTAATCTATAACTAAGTTCCCATTGTCGTCCCATGTATGCTGCGATACCGATGAGAAAGTGGAATACAATAAGTTGATATGGTCCTCCGTTATAGAGCCACTCGTCGAGGGTTGCAGCTTCCCAGATTGGGTAGAAGTGAAGACCGATTGCGTTGCTCGACGGGACGACTGCCCCTGAAATGATGTTGTTGCCATAAAGCAATGCTCCTGATACGGGTTCTCGGATGCCGTCTATATCGACGGGGGGTGCAGCAATAAACGCAATTATAAAACAGGTTGCTGCGGTTAGTAGTGCGGGAATCATAAGAACACCGAACCAACCAACGTAGAGTCGGTTGTCGGTGCTCGTTACCCAGCTACAGAAATCTTGCCACGCATCTTGTGGCGTTCTAGTAAGGGTAGCTGTTGACATTTAAAAAAGTCCTGGGATAATTTGTCCTGTGAATAAGTAAGATCCAACCGCTGCAATAAATCCAACCATAGCTAGCTGCCCGTTAACACGTTCAGCATTCTCCATGTAGTTTACATCAAGTACTTCTACTTGTGGTTCATTTGCAAAACGATTGAAGCGTCCACCTTGTTCTGTTGTAGTCATTAAGATAAAATAAATTAGGTTAATGGCCGATGATGAATGTTCAGGTCGGCACGGAACTACTTACTTATCAGCAGCCAGGACTACCTGGACATGCATTTGCTACTGTAACTACATCCTCAACTCCGTACTCATTTACTTCGTCGTTATGTGTTGAGTTATTAACGTGTTGATTATATCCAGTGATAAACCATCTATCACCAGCTGTGTTCACATTATACACAACTTTGTTATTTCCTACAAGACTGTTCTCGTGATCATAACCAACGTTGCCGTGGGTTCCATCTCCTCTTGCCATAATTAATACTTAGTTAGTTTTCTGATGGGTGATTTTTTCTTTGCTGCTTTTTTAGCTGCAGCTTTACCCGCTTTAGTATAGGGGTAATGCTTTCCATTTACTTCAGGCATTAGAATTGAATTTGTGAACGTTCTAATTTATTGTAAACATCCTGTCTATAAGCAGGATCGTCATCATACCTTGGATCACCCATAGCACGTACAACCTCCGCTTGACTTCTGAAACCATCAACTGCTGTAGATGCCTTGCCTTGTATCATATCACCTTCAGATCCTACTGAATCTGTGTATCTATAGTACAACGCTTGTAGTGCAAGGTTAATGCTATTCATGTCGCCTGCTTCAAGTGCATTATCATACGCTTGAATCTCTTGTGGTGTGAAATTATCCTGAGCCCAAGAGGTCATTTGTTGGTAAGCTTCTACACCACCAACTGCATTTTGAATATCATTGATATCTGAATCGGTTAGACCAGTTGATTCTGACTGTACATCTTGTACGTCTTGTACGTCATCACCTTCTGGTTCAAGACGAGCCATAGCATCAACAAAATCAGCGGCAGTCATCTGCTCAAGAGTGGCGATTGTATCAGCAGATAGTTCACCACTCTCATTCATCTCACCAGCAGCTTGAAAAACTGCTTGACCAGCTGGGTCATCTTTAAAAAAATCTTCTACTTCATCTACTGTTTCTTCTACAGGTTCAGTATCATCATTAGAACCTAACTTCTTCTGAAGTTCAATGTATGCTGACTCTAATTCTTCAGCATCTTTATACTTACCAGCTAGAAGTTTCTCTTGTTGTTCTGCTAACTGCTCGCCTATTTCTAATGATTCAGCATCTCGTTGATCCTCAGCATCGATAGTTTCAGGATCATTAGAAGTATCATACGTCAGGTTGATTGCCATAATTCGTTACTGTTTCTAATTTCCCTAACCCTACTTTAGTTACCATTCCGCCAGGAGCATCGATAGATGGTTCACCTATCTTCTTCTCTTGTGAATATTTATTAGTATCAAAAGAGGTAGGTTTCGCTACCTCAGATGTATTGAATTTGGGTAGAGGTTTCATTTGTGTTTTTGGTTTTTGTGCCGGTATTCTTTTAGGCCGTGTTGGTGTGTTTTTAGGTTTGCTCTGTGTCATTTGGTACTGCGTTCATAAACTGCTCTGCATTAGGGTTTTTGGTTGGATCAGCCATTGGTGAGTTGGCAAACTGACCTGCCTGCTTAGTAAGTTCCAGTTGTTGCTGCTGCTGTTGTGATTGCTGTGCTTCTTGTTGTTGTGTCTCCATAGACTTAACAAGATTAAGTACATCAATACCTTGTGCTGCAGCTAGACGTTTGATAGCTTCATCAGCGTTAATGAATTGCATCATAGCCTCTGGTCCGAGGGTCTGTGCAATGGTTGTGATGAATTGTGTTAGTGCTTCTCGGTCTTGTCCACGTCCTAAAGCGTTGATACCTGCTACGATTGTAGGGTTAACATATTCTTTAGGTATGCGTGGTATCTCACCACTCCTTTGAAGTGTAAGTAATTTTCTATTCAAGTATGGAACTAAGAACTCAACCGTTAACAGTGAGAATAGCCCACCCAATTGTTGTTCTAATTCAAGTTGTGTGAGGCGTACCTCTTCTGCTGTAGTGCGTTCACTCTGTCTAACATTTAAGACAAGGTGAGCATCTAACAACCTCCTTTCTAATTGCTGCATAAGCTGAGAAGCGGTAGCAAAGTCGGCACCTTTGCCAACTTGGATAACACCAATGTCATCCGGTCGTCCTTGGACGATAGCTCCGTTACCTGCAGCAGCGATTGTCTGAGGTTTAGTTGTGCTTGAGGGTGATACTGTAAAGATTACTTTTGCGGCTGCTGCAGAGCCTTCTACGAGTGCCTGAGAGAGTGCTTCCAATGACCTGAAGTCACCAAGGAATTCCTCTACTCTACCACGTCCATAGTTCTCGCCGTCAATTGAGTTGAATCTTAGCACCAACCAAGGGCTAGCATCCTTAGGTGCTTTACCCTGTGTTCCTGGTATGACTTTATCATAAGCTTCTTGATGCCATACCCATTTATTATTTTTTAGTTTAACACAAGTGTAAACATCAACATCTTCCTCGTTCCTTGATCCAATGCCACCGCCTACATCACCAGGATGATTTGGTTTCATACCCTCAACTTCTTGAAGTATTGGAGGTAGAAGATTCCGATTAATAATTTCTTTGGTTACGATCTCAATAATGTTACCGTTACCGTCGCGTTCTACGACATATCTATTCAATGGATAATGCTTAAGACCATCCTTACCCATATATAATAAGGCGTTACCACCTACAACTAGATGTTTGATTGCTTGGTGTACGGTAACTCTATCACTAGAAGCAGCGATAGAATCCATGACCATACGTTCTAGTTTAGAGAAACTTAAGTCAAGTTCGGAGCGCACTTCAGCTGGGAAGTCTTCTCCTAATTTATCATCTCTAATCTGGAACTTAAAGAAGGTACTCTGTGGAGGTAACAGTGCCAGCATTAACTTAGCTGATAGTGTGACCACACACTTAGAACCTACTGATTGCCAAGGTGTATCTAGTTTGATGTGTGATGTACGACCCTCATCATTTTGTATGAGGTAAGGTAGTGTAAGCTTAGAGCATTGAACAGCTACATCAAGAAATTGTGTACGGTGTTTAGTAAGATTATCGTATCTTGTGCGTGCGTACTGCATGATTTATAGGACAGGTACTCCTGAATATGTTCCGCCTGTTCCTGTACCAGCGGCAGGATTAATAGTTGTTGGTGGCTTAGCTAAATCTTTTCTGGTCTTAGCTGTACCAAACTTTCTCTCTTCCTTCCTCCTTCTCCTTCCAGTAGTGTCACGTGGATCACCTATCTTTAATGCTGATGCAGATGAAGTAAGCTTAGCTTGTTTCTGCGCTAATCTCTTTGCCTCTGCATCTTTCATTGCTTGGATTTCTTTTTGCTGTTTAGCCATAGCTGCTGCATTTTTAGCTGCTACTGCTTCCGCTGCTTTCGTAGCTTCAGCTGCAGCTTCACGCTTAACTTTCTCAAGATCAACAGGTGAAGGCTGACCTCTTGGACGGTCATCTACACCCCACTTAAATGGGTTGTACCAGTTCTTACCAATCTTAAACTCCAGAAATGTAGGAGCTAGTGATACTTCTTCAGTTGTATCCTTAACATAATAGTCCTGCTCTACAAAAGCATGTGCATATAGATCTTTGAAACCAAGTCTAATCATAAGATTAGTTCCCCAGTTTCTCCAGTTTCTTAAATTCATTGTACGTCCTCGTCGTTTATACGTTTGGTTATCCACTCTACTATGGAGCGTTGTCCAGCTTGATACATAATTGTATTTAATTCCTCTTTAGGATGAGGTGTAAAGGGTGGGAAGTTGTCTTCCAATTCTTCAAGAAGACGCTCCACAGTGAGTCCTAAATTAAGCGTACTGTGGGAGGTTTGTATTTGCATGTTCAAAAAATGCTGGCATTCGGGCGGCTTTGGTCTCAGAAAATTCAGGTGCTTTGCCTTCGTACATTAAACGATCGCTAGCATCCAGCCAAAATTTTTTGTCCAAATATTTATCGGTAGTATTTATACCTAGAGGTTGAAGAACCCAGTTAATGGTGGCCTTCCTAAGTTTATCCAAAGAAGGAGAAGGAGATAGACCCAACTCAGTACAAACAA